AATGTATGCAAATGACTATAAGGAGGCCGGTGCATTGAAGAAGCTCGCTGACAAGTATGGTATCTGCATTTTGTTAATTCATCACTTGCGCAAGCAGAGTGCGGCTGACCCGTTTGACCAGATTTCCGGCTCCACTGGTCTTATCTTCGTTCGTGATCTGGATATCAAAATACACATCCTCACCGGTGTTTTTGTAATCCAACATCATCTGCCGGAAAATACTGGTGTTGTAATGTGCCGTACAGGAACCGGTTCCTTTCCAGCCGGTTGCCTTATTTCCTTTTCCGGTCTTGCCGAGGATTGGAACCTCGGTCTTGTTTTTCTCAAATTTCGCTTCAAGGTTGATCGCCTGCATGAAATTATACCGGCGATCTCCGATCGTAACAAAACACTCCGCCAGTGCAGCGGCAAGAGTGTCCTTTGCTTTCATGGTTACATTGCCCATTTTTTATTTCACTCCTCTCTCTTATTCCACGGTAACTGTCATATACAGCTTTTCCATCGCGCACACCGGCTGGCAGTTGGTTGTCACAAGTACAGATCGCTTATCCTCTCCATTGGCAACAACCACTTCTCCGCTGTCAAAATTCTCGATCGCACCGATGTCCTGCATCTTTGAAAAGAAAGACACTACATCATTCCAGAAGCTGATGCGACCGGAATTGTCGTTCTGGATCTTCCCGAGATACTTTGTATTAAACATGGATGCAATGTCATTACCGACCTGATCCAGTACCCGGATCACCTGGTTCAGCTGGAAATCAGCTCCCATTTCACTGGTCAGTGTCACAAAAGAGTTGATATCCTCCAATACATGGATTTCATTGCCAACCTTATGGAATACCAGCTCGCCGTTCTTGACCGCCGTTTTGAGTTCATACTGTGTCAGCGGCGTATCCACCATGTACTCACCATCATATTTCATATTGGTTACGGACCGGTTCACCGCGCATCCGGCTTCCGCACCGGTCAGCCAGTATACAAGATCCTGTTCTTTCTCACCTGTGACTTTGCTTTTCAGATTGATTACGCCGATATAGTCCGCCGCCGTATCATATACGATCGTCTGAAACTTAACGCCGACTTCATCCCTCATACGTTTGCTATACGCCACATACAGTGCCTTTACCTTGTTATCCGATGACGGACAGCCAAGAGCGTTAAACGCGTACGCTTCCAACGCATCCAATGCTTTCTGATGCGTATCCCCGGTGACATCACCATTGGTTCCGCCCGTAAGCGGCACACCCGCGGCTGCTTCCAGTGTCGCATTTCCCTTAAACGTAACATAGTCATTCGCCTTCAGATCCGCAGCCTTTTCTACTGTCTGCGTGTCCATTTTCACTGTGCCAAGATATGTAACCACGTCAAATTTGCTCGGTTCGTCTACATTCGCGGTAATTGCAATTTTCAGATCATTGCCACGCGCCCCACTGCAATTTGCCGTAGCATAATCGTTTGCCGCCTTTTCGCCGCTGTTCAGCCGGTAAATATACAGCGTTTTTGCGTGCCGGAATACCTCGCGGATCGGCAGCATCTCCTCATCCGTATAATCATGCCCGAAAACACGGTAAGAAGCATTCCTTACGTCTTCTGCATTGACTTTGATTACTTCGCCGTCTTTTCCCCAGTCAAGTTCCATCGGGATTGCGCATACACCACGATCGGACAGCGTGATTCCCGCCTTGTCCGCGCTTACAAAATTGATGTAGGATCCCGGCAGTACCTTATCCTGTGATGTCCATGTTCCACCACCTAATGCCATTCTATTTCACCTTTCCTTCCAAAAATTCACTCATTACCTGTTCCACTTCTTCCAATTCATACTCCCGGTCATCGACCAGCAGCACTCCGAGCAGATCCCTGCGGTTTCTATATTTCTTCGCCGCTAAGATCTGCGCTTTGGTATATTTCACCGGCTGTTTCGGTTTTTTCGCTCTTGCCGGATTTCCTGCCGCTCTTGGCACAATCATCACCTATCCTTTCACCCTCGGATCAACACCGACTGTCTCCATTGCTTCTCCCGGCGCCTTTTTCCGGTAAAGGAAGCAATCATAATTTACAAAGAAATTCAAATTACCATCGACTACCTCTGCATGCATTTGTGTGCCGCGCATCGGATCACCGTCTACTGTGATATATTCCAGACACCATGTCATGCGCTCGGCAACCTCATTGCACTCCCGCTGTATTTCCTCTGACTTCGGGAAATACTGAATACAGCATGGATTGCTCTGAAAATATCGTTCTCCCCGGAACAGCTTCGTTGTCGGGTTGATGCACTGCACAAAAAAACAGGGCTCTTTTAAGTCCTGCTTGATCTCTTCCATATAAATTTCATATTCATCCCCGAACTCCGCATCCAGGGCAACGCTGATCGCCGCTATAATTTCATTTATCATTTCATGATATCTCCAAAATACTTTTCAATCTTCTTTTCAAGGATTCCCGGTGCCATACCTTGCAATTCCTGTTCGGATATCGTCATCATAAATCGTCCTTTTACCCAGCCTTTATGATTTGCGGTTCTGTGTCCGTACTCAACATAGCTGGCATACTCAACCGGGTTTACAATCTCAACCGTATACACATCTCCAGAATGCGTTATTGTCATGGAATCGGCATATCCCTTGGCAGATGCACCTTTGGATGCGGTCCATCCACGGCGAAGTGTTCCTCCGGTCTTTCCCGATCCCGCCGGATATTGACCGACTGGCGTTCTTTTTACAACCATGCGTAGCAGCCGCGCCGCAAGTTCTCTTGCGCAGGCTTCTACAAACGCATTTGGATCCTGCAATTTCTGCATCTGTTTCTGAAACTTTTCAATCCCTTTTGCGTCAAATTTTCCCATCCTTGCCATTATGCATACCTCTCCGCTAATTTCAGCACGATTTCCTGATGTGTCGGATAGACTGCTGCCACGCCGCTGCATTCAAAAGTTCGTACCGCGCCAGCCTGTGTCACCATGATCTTGGCTCCCGGTTTGATCTGTACATCCGGGGATAAAAACAGCTTTGTGACCTGTGCGGTCTTTGCCGCCGATTCCGTCTGATCCACAGCACTGACGCTGGAATATGACAGTCGGCACGGTTCATCTTCCAGTACCGCAACCTCTTTTTCCGTGGTAATCTTTGTTTTGGGATCCTTTACTTTCTGACGCTCCATAACGGTACATCTACCATCGTATGTGGCTTCCTGCGCTTTCCTTGCAAGTGTCTGTGCCTGTTTGATTGCATCCGCGATCATTTCCATGCCACCTTTCTGTATCGGTTCAATGAGGACTTATAATTTTTCAGCACTGTATCCTTGAAATTATCATCCACATACTGCCGGAATGATGTAGATGTATCACCCTCGGAAATAGAGGAAACCGAGCCAACGGCTCCCGTCTCACTCCCGATATTTTCATTCCGGTACAGATCCATCGCCATGCGGTAGCCGGTATTCACCAGTCCAGCCGGCATTTCCCCCACATGACAATAGTTCTTGATGGTTTCCTCCACATCCTCAATGACAAATTCAAGCACCGGATCCTTGGAATCATCCTCAATTCCAAGGAGTGCCTTTAACTTTGCCAGATCCATAGGCTACCCGATCTTGTGCTTGATCGCTACGATTCTAAGCTGCTTTGGCTCGTATACCGGATTCCAGTTCTCTGCCATTGCAAGCTCTGCTCTCGTTGGTGTCTCCACATGTTCACGCTTTGCTCCGGTGTATGCGATTCCTCTCGGATGCAGGATAAACGCTCTACGGTTAATCAGATAATCAATACCACCACCGGTCTGTTTGTCACGATCAACCTCTGTTGCTACATGACCGACCGGAGAACCATTTCCATATGCGATTGCTCCATTTCCAAACAGATATGTGGTATACACACCATTTTTAGCATCCACCGGGCAACCATCATCCACGGTCACGCGTCTGCCCTGGTATGTATCAAATTCCACGTCAGTAGAATCACGCTCGGTCTCAATCAGGTTCAGTTTTTTCAGATAAGACTTGGTCGCAGAGTGCATTGCTACGCCGGATAACTGCGCCTGTGCATCACCAAGAAGCTGGCACGCATCGATAAATGCAGATGCGCTGATCTGCTTTGCGGCATCCGTCTTTCCAATAGTCAGATCAAGGATATGATCCGCCATTCTGGTCTCTGCCGCCGGTGTTCCACTATCTCCTGCGGTAGTGGTTCCAAACACACCGGACAGGATCGCGATCAACTCTTTCTGCATATCTCTCGCCCAGTAACCAGCTACCAGATCACCGATCGCTTTCATCGGATCTGCTCCTGCCAGTGCTGCAGAAAGATTACTTGCTCCCCACATATTCTGACGGAGGATGGTTGTAGATACATCCTTGTTGGAGCCAATTTTCTTCGGTGTCATTTTTACGTCTTCAAGGATTGCTTCGGATTCTCCCTGTAAATCCTCAAAAAACGGCATGTTGTGTGTTCTTGCCGCTTCGGATGCAAGCGTATCAAATTCCGGGCTGTTTACCACGATCCCCGACTGGAAAAACGCGGACAACTCCATTGTTCTGTTGATTACATACCGGTTAAACAGTTCCGGTACGATCACGTCTGCAATTTTTGTAATTGCCATAAATAGTTACCTCTCTTTCTAAATTGTTACTCCGGCAGCTGCGGCCATTGCTTTTGCCTGCTCCGGGTTTGATTTTAAAAGTTCACCCTGCTTGGTCAGATTGAACGTCTCTTTTGCGAACGGATTTGTAGTTCCGGCTCCTCCGGTACCGCCCTGTGGATGATATGGTGGTTTCTGCTGTTCCTGTTTGAACAGATGCGCCATTGCCTTATCTTCCTTATACGGTTTTACTGCATCCTCTACACCAACCGGTTTACCTTCCTTGTCAAATGTGAACTTGTCAAGCCCACCAGCTTTGTAGATCAGATAATCCGGATCAAGTACGCCCTGCTTTGTGAGGGAATCTTTCAGCGCATAGGTCTTTGAGATCTGGTCATTGGCTGTCTGCTGATCTTTTAACTTCGTCTGCAGATCCGCAATGGTGTTCTGTAATGTCTCATTGTCTGCATTGTTCTTTTTCAGATCCCCGATCGTAGTATTAAGCGTTTTGATCTGACCGGCAAGATTCTCTTTTTCTGCCACGGCGGTATCATACTTGCCTTTGTCAACATACTGACCAGATCCAAGGTCTGCGATCTTCACCTGCTTCTCCTTATTCTCCGGCTTTCCGTTATGAGCATTGACAGCATCTGCCACCTGCTTATAGAGATCTTCGCCTAAAATGTCTTTTAAAAATTCCATAGTTTCCTTTCCTGCACCGTTTTTAAGCGTGGTGTCTCCACAGCAGTATGCAGTTTTGATGCCATGCATAAGGGCAAATTGCCGCAGTTTAAACGTCATAAGGCTTTCGGACAATATAAAAACAGGACTGCCGGAGGAACTTACTTAGCGTCACCTCTGCGCTGTTCGGTTCATAGATTTCCGGTTGCCCTGTTATTATTGATTTTGGGTATAAAAATACCACCATATCATTTCTGACTGGTGGTAACTTTCAATTTTACATTTCTATCATTTTTCGGATCAGTTCCAAATCAGTCACTTCAAGTGTTACTGTTCCTTCCAACGGATCCATATCTTCAAAACGAAGTCCTGAGAAGATCAATCTTTCACAAGACTGCTCTCCCTGCACATCTCCGACTGCTTCATATACTTTTCCGGTATTAAATGTATCATCTGACTGATACTCAATATTCTGGCATAAAATAAAGGATGCATAGATTTTCTTTTCACCTTTGCATCTTCTCCCAAGGACAGGTGTCATACTCTGGTGCTCTGTGATCTCTATTTTCCCGGCAAATTGTGCAAGCGGAAATCGTCTGCCCGCAGTGATCACGGTTAGCGATGCATTTTGGATATCCAATGTTTTTATCAGTGTTTTCATTTTATTACCTCTGTTTTTCTTCAAAATACGGACATTTTGCATTTTCCCCATTCCATATTTCGGATGGTAGATTTTTAGGATAAGCATCGCAATATTTTGAGAAGTCATTTCTTGAGCCTCTGTATTTACTGCAATTCAAACATACACAAAATATATTCAACTTATATCTATCTATTTCATATGGTTTATATTTGCTCATGACAGTTACTACCTTTCAAATATTGGCTTCACACTATACCCTAGGTTTTTGGTTCATAATGGTCACATTTTTTAACCTTACCGTTCCAGATTTCCGGCGGTATTCCGTTTTTCTTTGGATATGCTTTACACGAATACGGAATTCCATCAAATTTAATTTTATTACAGTCTTGGCAAATGGGAAATAAAGATTTCAATTGATATCTATCTATTTCTCGCGACATTCGATTCATCTCCTCTCGAATCTAGGCTTTACTCCATATAATTTGTATAATTCACTCCAAATTTCTTCGCCCAGTTTCACAAGTACTTCCTGTTCATTATGTCCGTTATAATATTGCTCGATTATTTTAGGTTTTAACTGATATAACAGCCGGTTATAATCATCACTAAATTTATCACTTGTTGGAAGTTGCTGTATATTTTCATTATATTCTAACACATATACACCATGTTTCCCACAGGTTCTAAAACTTCTGGCTTTATGATCTACCAACAGATACAGATCTTCCGGTGATGGTGGTGTGCTCAATGGATGGTTATGTGTAACATCGTTTCCTTTCATCAATTTTAACTGATGTTTCGTAAATTTTATAGTATCTTCATTACCAAGCTGGCAGCTGAATGCTTTTCCATCCTCAAATATAACAGCTGTTTCATAATCATTCTGACTTATTTCCTGTTCAACTGTTTTTAAGTCTTTTCCTTTAAAATCGTAATACTTCGGATCTGCTTTATTATTATTTGTAATAAGGCCAAGTCTATCTCTTGCTTCTGTGTCGCCATCCACAAAAGATTTCTTCCACTCCTCATACGTCATATCTGCCGACACATAATACGTCTTGCCATCCTCTCCTCTTGCCGCACGCTCTCCCACACTGTCAAATTCATCACCAAAATACGGACATGTACATCCGCGGCAGTTTGGATGGAACGGCGGTGCAGTCACACCGATCTGGAAGTCTTTCATGGGGAAATGTTTCAGATCCATGAATCCACAAAACTCACATGTATGGCTGTCTAATGTCTCCATGATTTCAAACTGCTGCACATCCAACTCTTTCATGCAGTCCTGTCTTGCCTTATTTGCAAATGCTGCAGATTCCGTCATGACTACCCTGCCCGCCTGTGCCCTAGATACTTTCATCTTCTTGGCAATCTCTGCAATAGCCCGGTCTGGTGCTTCTCCTGTGATGCACATGCGCGATAGACTGTTATGCAGCTGATTGATCAGCTTTATCTTATTCTCCCACAGGCGGTCGGAAAAGTTCTTTCCATCCACCGCCCACGGCTTACATACGATCATCTCCACAGTTCTCGAATCCAGCCGGTTTATGGTCGTGCCAATGCCGACACCTTTTTGTATTTCATAGGCAGTATGGTAAAAATCAGCGGTATATGTATTCCTAATATGCTGATCTATTGCATCGATGCAGTTTCCATACAGCTTTTCTGCTTCCTGCTGTATTTCAAGTTTTAAGGCTTCCAGTCTGCTGATATGCACTTTCGCAGATGCATTTTCTAACTGCTGCTCCCATTCCCCGTTTTTTTTATTTTCCTGTCCATATCTGATATATTGCTCAACATTCCAATGAAATTCTTTCAGTTCTCCTGCATCAAGCAGCTTCCGCGCTTCCTGCATAGATACACCATTGTTATCTGCAAGTCTCTGATACCAGGAATTGATCTTTGCATTAATTGCCGCAAGGGATCTGTCAAACTGCTCCTGGATTTCCTGCACTTTCTGAAATGAAGTATCGTGCTGTGCCTGCTCCATCTGTTTAAAACGTTCCTGCCAGTATTTACCTGTCCGTTCACCCATGCGATCACCTGCCCCGTTCCTTTATTCCATATTTTTTGGATCATCGTTCTTTTCCTGATTATCCTTCTGCGCCGGATCATCCTTTTGTGACTGTCCAAATGCACCGGTGTAAGCATCCGCTTTCTCCTGTGCCTCTTTCTCTTCTTTTTCGATCTGCTTCAATTCCTCGTCAGCATCTTCGACCAACGGATGATTTTTTAGGATCGTCTTTTTACTGACAATGCCAACTGAATCCCTGCATATCTGTGCCTGCTCTGTATCATTCTTGATACGGGTACGGGTCCATGTCTGTATAATGGTGTCGCACTGGATGCCAATGCTCCTGCAGATTGCCCGGATAAGACGCGCAAAACCAAGTTTAAATTCTGTTTCCATCAGTCCGGTTTTCATCTCCAGAAGCGAATACATAAATTTCAGTGCTTCCCCCGACTGGTTCCCGAAGTTCTCTGGCTGTGGATCAAATCCCTGCCCCTGTTCAAAGATTGCCTTTCTGGTGGCTTCCAGTACACTGTTCCGGGCTTCGATTGGGATCTCGATGTTAAGTGTTGACACTGATCCATCTTCGTCACTTTCAATTTTTATTGCCTTATACTTTTTTAAATCTGAAAGGAACTCATTTAGATCCTGCCCTCCATATCCGGACAGCACAAAAATCAGTTCCTGTATATCGTCCAGATCATTAATAAAACCGCTGTAGACCTTATCATATACGTCTATCAGCGGCTTTATGTTTCGCAGATCATCTGTATGTATATTATTGTTATAAAATGGGATAAATGGCACTTCCCCGAAATCATGGTGGTAATCGGCGGTCATGTCACTGGTAGCAGGATCAGCAAACATTTCATAGTATGTCAGCAGATCAAGTGTCTCTCCCGCCCTTCGCCGGAATGCCTGGCACTCTGTATCCGTCCAGTATTCATACACGGTATAATTGTCTCCAGTTGCATCGTCGATGTCCGGATATACCCGCATGGCTCCGATTAGCCTACGCTTTAAACTCCGGTCAAATACCGGGATGACCTGTTCTGATGGAACAACCGCCCATTCAAAACCACTATCGCCCTGCCAGTAATGTACCCAGCCAATTGTGGTATTGGCGGCGTTTACACACAGCTCCATGCAGTTTTTCGCATATTCATCCCCCAGAGCCTTTGTGATGCGTTTATTTGCGACAGTATTTCCAACATCAAACAACGGCGGTGCAGTAAATGCATAAGATGCTTTCTGATTCACGATCAGCCCATGGAAGTTCCGTGGAATCCGGTTGTCTGCATTACGCAGTGGGTTGTCCGCTTCCTCTTTCTCTTCTTTTGGCTTATCCCGGAATAAAATATCTGTCTCATTCCGGTAATACCGTTCTGCCACTGCTGCCCGTGTCACAAAAGCCGCATGACCGGGTTCGTATTTTTTTATCAGTTGTTTCATTGTTTCGATGTCCATTGTTATTCTCCCAAAATTTCAAGGCTCTGATATGCTGCAAAAATCTTCGGTGACTGAATTGCAAACCAGTCAACCATTTCTTCATTTTTTGCCCATGCTCCATCATAACAATTTGAGGAATCAGATAAACCGCTCTCATTGAAAAAAGCGTGGATAATTTCATGCCTACAAACTTTTCTCCAATATTTCTTTTGCGATTTTTCGTCCATCCCTGTGAAATATTCTTCCTCTGACATGTCGGCAATTATGATTCTTTTATCTTCCTCACCGCAATAACCAGCAAGTCTATTCTTTTGCATATACTCATCTTCTGACACCTTATGAGTTTCAATCGAATATTCAGTTCCAAGGATATTTACTTTCATATTTTTCATTTTCTACCTCATTTCAAAATACCGATGCCGCCGCGGTTCTCATCCGTGTAAATTGCATACCGGATTGCATCCTGTACATCATCGAACTGTTTTACCGGCTCCCCGGTCTTATCATTCCACACATACATATAGATTTCATCACGGAACCGCTCTACATCATCTACTATCCGAAGTTTGTTCTGCTTGTATAGCTGTGCCACACGCTCAATTCCGCTTAATACGGCTTTATTGGCATTGACCGCCCGCAAACCGTTTTTCTTAAACTTCTTCACATATTCCGGGCGGGCAGAGTCACAATAGAATGGAATACTCCCATACTCAGTTTTCATTGCCTGTGCCTGCTCCAGCCAGAAATCTATTTCCTCAAACTGGCGCGCAATCTCCCGGATCAGATAATAACAGCCCTGATCGTCTTTCCCAATCAGCACGATTACTCCGAAATGTTCATAGCCCCAGTCCACACCGGCAATAAACTTAACAAAATTGACCTTTTGCAATTCTGCCCTGCTGATATAATGGACTTTCTTATCAAAATCCCGGTATACGGCACCTTCGCCCATGACCCACATTCCCTCTATATTACGATCATAAAACATTCCAGACGGTGTGGTCTCTTTCATGTTCTGCTTATAGCGTTCTGACAGGAACGTATTATCATCCAGCCTGTATTGCACTTCCTTAATAATTTTCCCATCTGCTTTATCAATAAAATCTTTCTTCAACCAATGTTCTGGGTTATCCGGGTTCGTGTCGATCAGCATCCTTGCACCATTTCCGGAACATCTGGACTTGATCTCGTCAAATACTTCCTGCTTTGCCATTGTGCCCTCATTGATGTAAGCACCGTAGGCGGTCATTCCTCGGATACGCCCCAGATCATTGATCTTTGAATGACCAAAACAGCACACCTGTACCCCGAACAGCTTAAATCGGTTGAATTTATCAAAATGAAATTCTATGCCATATTTGTTCGACAGCTCGATCAGTACATTTCGGTTGAGTGCTCCCAGATCTGCACCCGCCAGTATATATTGTGGATTTTCCACTCCCTGTGCAGCGGCTATCTTTTTGATCCGGCGGAGTTCGTACAGAAAGAGGTCATTATCCAGAACTGTCTTCCCGGTTCGCTTTGCGCCATGGTTAATCAACATAAAATAGTCATTATTCACGGCAAAGTGGAATGTATCAAGCTGTTTTGGTGTATACAGATCACTCAGCATCTTTCAGCGCACCCTCTATCTGTTCAAAGAATTTATCCAGTTTGCTCTCCCGGTCATCCTTACCGGCATCTGCTCTGGATTTCAGCAAGGCAATCTCAGCTCTCTGCTTCTCGGTAGCAAGATCCATGTGGTCTGAAATCCACTGCAAGGCTTTCATACGGTCGGCAAGTTTAATCTTTGCACCGTCTTTCCCTTTGGAAACCTCTGAAATTAATGTTCCGTCTACAGCTTTACTGTCTTTTAAATTCACATAGCTGTATTGAACTTCTTCATCCGTCTCCGGATCTGTAAACGTTCCGTTTCCAAATTCTACAAAATCAGTCATATCAGCAAAGGCAATATCCATGTACTTTTGGAAGATGTCAGACTCACTCAGGAACTCCCTGTTGAGTCGATCCTGCTTTAACCGCAAGATTTCATCTTTTATCCTAGCATTTCCTAGCATTCGCGAACCATTCACCAGAGCTGTTGCATAATCAACTCCATACGCTTTCTGATATGCCTTAGTAGCATTAAAACACCGGATGTAATGTATGCAAAAAAGCTGTTGTTTATCGGTCAAGTCGGCGTTCTGCATTACCTGCTTGACTTCACCAGCTACAGCCTTTTTTCTAACGCTCATTTTGTTTTCCGAACGTTCGCTTTTCTTTTCCGAACGCTCGCTTTGATGCTCACCATCCCAATGGTATGTACTTTTCCATCTTCGAACCGTACCGGGAGGAACGTCTAGTTGACTTGCAATCTCAACCAGCTTCATTCCTTTTTTGTATAGTTTTCGGGCTTTCTCTGTCTTTTCGTTCGGACTCCTTGCCACTGCTGCCACCTTCCTGCTTTTTCTTTTCTCTATATTCCCTCATCACATGCGCAATCGCCTGTTCGGCTGTCGGATCACTGTATCTTTCTTTATTCATTCTAATCTCCCCATTCATACGGAGGTCGCGGCTCCCCTGGGTTTCATGGAGCCGCTTAATGTTGTGAGCACGAAAAAAGAGAGACTGCTGCCGCAATCTCCCTTTGAACCTTTCGGTTAGTATAACAATATCATATTTTGAGTGTGCACTTCTATGCACTCTTTTAAATTATAAAATGTTTCAGTGCATCATTATGTATGTAATGGGTGCGTCTCCATGATAATCCCATCTTCACACAGATATCCTCCCACTTCATCAACCGGATATAACGGTACATCAATACATCCTTTTCATCTTCATTATCCATCCGCTCTATCTTGTCCGTGATCTCCTGGCACAGCTTGATTCTGTGATATCTGGCTTTCATGTACCGTCTTTCCTCTTCGTCCAGTAGTGCAGCATAAGCAGATAGATCTGTATTGTTATGTGCGTGTGGCATGCCGTCATTGCCTACAGATGGCATAATCTTGCTTAAACGCATTTCTGTGATCTTTTCCTCGCTGCGTTTCATCTGACGCACTGCTTTTTCATATTGTTTCAGGTATTCCTTTTTGTGGTCTATCTCGTTCACTATCTATCTCCTCCTGTTTTTTCTCTTATAGCATAATTATAAAACAGTGAGTAATAAGATTTGTGCCAATTTTTAAATAAAAAACCGAGTGCATGAAACTAATTATAGTCTCATACATTCGGTTCTATGATGCTGATTTATGAATATATTATGGTAAATAAATATATTTATGTCAAATCGCTTCATTCTTTGTAACTTTACTTATGCTACATCATGAGTGCCTTTTCAAGTACCATAGCATATATAATCTGCTCATTCTGAAATTTTCTCCCAGATTTTATACATACATCATCCCTCAATGTTACCTCCGGATTTCTCAAATAGAAATCACTATTTAATCTTTCCTGATCTTCTAACACATATTTCATAAAGTTACTCATATCTTTCAAATCAAAACACTTACTACTAAATTTATTTTTCCACTCCACAAGGTTAACACAATTGCCTGAAAAATATTCTCCATATTTACTCGCCCACTTCCCTGCGTCACTTTTCAGTTCACAATTATCTCTCAACACAATGTTTGGAATACTTAACATAATAAGTTTAATATCATCCGGTATCTCCTTCTTATAAAGCCTAACCAAATAAAGAAGTTGGCTTAGATCAGAAACTGTTGCCTGTTTTTCCCTAAGTTTTACTAAAATCTCTGCAAATTCTACTTGTACTTCCAATGCTAACATTACCGCATACCTCCTTTTATTAAATTCTACTACATAACCCCACAATAATCAATTACAAATATAAAAATATCTATTATATCTCTATACCATCCGCATTTCTCATTCTTTTCTTCCTCTAAATTCGTTTTTTTGTTGCGTTAGTCTTTGCGCTATCTCTTTCCTCCGGTAAAAATTTCTCCGACTGATCGGGAGAATGCCATAATGAGCTTCTAACATGTCATAACTGGTACCAACAACGATTGATTCTGTCAGTTTATCGGCTATGATGCTATCTACACTCATACAGATCTCGTACACTTCTTTCTCATTCACACACATTCCCCCTCTGCTTGTTTTATTTTTCTCCCTGCCTGTTCTTCATTGTTTATTAGTATCCGTATATCCCAGCTTCTCTAATCTTGCCATAAATGTCAGAGTAACCTGCACTGGCCAAACCTGCCCATATCTTTTGTTTATCTCTGCCGTGATTTCTTCCGGTGTCAACTGCTGCTTGGACTCCTTCATGATCTCTAATACTTTTTTCTCCTGATCTGATAAATTTTGCATGTTATTTTCTCCTTTATAATTATATTTGTAATTTCTGTATAATTATAATTTACATGTGTAATGTTGTCTACTGCTTGAGAACCATTTTAATCTTCTGCATTTTCCTGCTTTTCCACCATTTTTCCCATGTTCCACGCAATATGCATGACATGTTTTTTCTAAACATAGTTCAAAATTTGTTCTTGTGATTTCTGGCTGCCCTGCCATTAACGGATGAAACGTCTCTGTCACTGTTCTAAATGGACACATCATCACTTTTTTATTTTTCATTTTTTCTTTTCTTCCTGCAATAAACTCAAACCCATATCACCAGCATCATTGACGTTGTCATTAATACTCCCCAGTAAATAACGTCGCACAGGTTCTTCTTTTTTCTCGCTTTATCCATTTCTTCAATCAATGAAAGTGAATATATAAATATAATTGCTTTAAGAATCATTTTGTCAGCACCTTTTTTCTTCCACTTCTACGGCTAATAATTTCTAATGTGTCCCTGCTCTCTGATATTACCATCCAGTGATCCGGTACCAGGTTGTTATTTGATATAATTTCTTTCTGTGCTCTTGTTGGTTTGCTCGGTTGTTTCATCTGTTCCACCTACCCTTTCAAAATAGAACTTTATAGGTTCTCTGTTTTCCTGCACCATGCCATACCGCAAGGCTATATTGTATATACACACATCTCTTTTCAGCCGGTCCGGTATTTTCTGCAACTGCTTTCTAAAATCCTCCAAATCCATCGTTGATTTATACCGATTGCACGAACCACAGGACGGCATAAGGTTTTTAATATCATTCACATCTATTCCAGTAAATTCTTCTGTGTATTCATAATTTCTGATGCAGTATAAATGATCTACATTAAAGCCTTTTTCCGGTATCTCACAACCACAATAAGCGCAGTGACCATTGTATTTCTGATACACTAATTTTCTGACCGACTTTGGAATTGACTTACGCATCTACTCCACCGCCTTTCACGATTGTAATCCCTCTACCCATTCTCCGTTATCAATCCGTTTTCCACGGCATAAAAATCTATTCTCCATGACTTTCTCCTTTCTTCGGATATACAAGCTTCAAATCATATCCGCTTGTAATAAATTTCAACGTCAATTCGTGATTGACTGCGTTTCCGAGTTTATCATAAATCCAGTACATATCCTCTTGCGTGAATTGTGTTCCGAGATATTCATTGTATCCAGAAAGAAGTGATTCCCTCCATTCTTTATTTCTCTTCTCTTGGCGGTAAGGTTCTCCCTTTGCAAGTGGTCTGGAACACCACTCTAAAAGTTTACAGATAATATCGTTCTGTGTATTACAGTCTTTTGCTATAAAATATACATTCCCTTTGTCTGATAAAATAAGTTCTCCAAATTGAGTAAGATAACTCTTCGGAAAGCATTTCATCACATCGAAAATTTCATTAAGCATCCTTTTCCTCCATTTCTTTCAGCTTGGCTTCGGCTTCCTCTCTGGTAAGGAATATCCTTTCGCCAATGTCGCACGGTAAATAGCAACTCTCACCCATATCAGCGTCATTTATAACATCAATTCTCATAATAGTTCTGTCTTTATGAATCTGCTTGATATATAACTGGATAACGCGCATCATAATAACTGGCTCTTTCGCTCCTTTATTTACCCGATACAAAGTATCTCCAACCTTGCACGGCAACCGCAGAAGTAATCCCTGCTCTTCGGCTTGCTCTCTATTTGCAAGTCTTTCCGCAATCTCTTCCAGGACTTTGTATCTTCCATCTTTCGCAAGTTGGGTAATGGTAATTCCCTCATCATC